CCAACACAGAAGATATTGTATACATCTGCGCCGAGGTTCGATGCGTTTGCTGAAACAGAACCGATAGAAGAAACTAAGAAACGAAGGTTACCAATTGCACCCCATTCTGAGCGTAATGCTTCCATTGGAGATGGATATTGGTTTTTATGGATAAATCCTGCAACAGAATCAAAATCTCCAGTTAGAGATGTTGAAGCTAATGCAAAATATGCATCGCGAACAGGAGCTGTACCGAACTTATCATCACCTTCAATGTTATCCATGATGGTATAAGCATCATTTCCAAGAAGGGTTCTAACAACAGTATCAACGTCTGAACGTGTGATTTCTGATGGATTATCACCATTTACACCACCAGTACAGTTGATAAACGATGCAGTTGCTGCAAGCATATCGCGTGTAAGCTGATCTTCTGTTTGACGAAGAGAAACACCGAGGCGTTTTGCTGCTTCATTCAAAACTGGATCTTGTGATTGTAGAGTTACTTGCTCATTCAGTTGAACATATGTTCCATAGAAAGACATTTTTGCGTCAATATCTACAGCTGTCAGTGTTTGAGCTGGAGGAGTAACTCCAGAGTTTCCCAGCGGAACCATTGCGGTTGCCAGAGGGTTATACCGTCTCATGCGCAAAGTATTGCCACCATTACGAGGCATTTTTTTGAGCATAGCAGGTATTTTGTGGATCATGTTTGGTACCGGCACGGACAACAATTTGTAGCTAAAGCTTTGTTGGACCGGTGCAGGTAAAACACTTGTCGTTGTGATTGCCATGTCACATCCCATGATAAGATTACGTTATACCAGTATGTAAAAACATACACACACAGGTCGGCGAGTTCCTGTAACGCCCGAGTTGGCGAAGCTCGATAACGCCTGGAGTACGCGACTCCTCCGTAACGCTTGCTGTTACTATAATACATTTCTTATAAAGCAACCAAGAAAAAACCTCCAAGCGATGACCTGGAGGCTATCAATGTAAAAAGGGATTAAGGGCTTAGTATTCTTTTGAAGACTCTATCATTTCTCGATAGAGTTTTTTCTTCAAATCAGGGGTCAATCCTTCAGCAAATGCGTTCGCTTTGCTAAGTGGACTTTCTCCTGTCTGTGCTGCCAAACTAGATGTTGGTGCCGGCTTTGAAAGATTTTCTTTTACCTTATTTACATCAGGAGCATATGAAGCAGTCTGATGTATGCCAAATTTTTTAATGAGCGTATAGGCAGCCTTCCCTTTACTTAAAAGATCAGGCGAGGAGGCTATCGCTGTAGCAAGCTCAGGATACGCAGTTCGTAAAATATCAATGTTTTCTTTTGAAACAACAGAGTCAAAATCAGGGTGTTCTGCTTTAAGACGACTCTCAATTGAAACAACAGAAGCCTGTTCTTGATATTGTTTCAATTGTTGTTCGAGCTTTTTAACCTTTTTATCAACTGCACTTAAGTGCTTTCCTTCAACAATATCATCAGGATGAACACTATACTCTTCTTCAATCTCTTGAGGAACATCTGATTGCTTGATAGATTGCTGTTGCTTCTGAAAGTTCTCAAGCTGCTTGCGCAACTCATCTCTCTCTTTTTCAGCATTCTCTTTTAGTTGACGAAGAGCCCTATGATTAAGCTCAGCTTGTGAAACTTCTTCTGTATTCTTTTCTTCTTGAGGCTGATTTGTTTCTACTTGTCCAGTTTCTTCTTTTTGCTCAACAGCTTCCTGCTGTTGTGTGCTATTTTCTATTTCTTCCATCTATATATCCTTTTTGATCATTCTTTATGCTAAAAATGGAGAGTCGAGTTTTTCACCGTTTAATTTTTTTGCCAGCTTCATAAGTCTTCCCTCATAAAAATCGATAACGAAGTCTCTTAAAACACGCTCTTCAGGCGCAATATTGAGTGCATTATCTCGCATCATCTCACATGTGTCTTTTGACGGCACCACCCATAAAAAAGAAACTACTCCAGCACTCCGGTCATACTTATAAACAGTTTGATCATATGAAGGAGTTGGACACGATTGACGACCAAAAAAATAGTTTCGGAGAACATTCTCCATGAGTCGCTCTTTTTCCGTCTCTACAATAATGTAAAAATCTCCATCAAAATCCTTCAACGACCTATCGACACATTCATTAATGTTTTTTTCATAATCTTCATGCATAGCACGCTGAAGCTCAATAGGGTCAAGTGTATCAGGAGTTTTTAGCAATCTATCATATGATTCTTTACCGACTGTCGTTTTTTTCTCTTTTTTTTTATCCATTTGCTTCTACCAGTAGTTCAGAAAATGATTTGAGGTCTTTAATCGAAGGTAAAAACGCTTTTGTTTCTTCTTCGTCTAATATTTTTATTTCGGGATGATCTCCTTCTTCAAGGAGTGGCATCATATATGCCGTTTGAATCTCTTTTCCTGTCTTATCATCAATAGTAGTAAGAAGAACAAACATGCTTGGTTCGTTACCTTCAATAAAATAGACAGCGATCTTTGCGCCTTCTGGAACAAAATCAGCTGGTACCTGAGAAGCATTGATTGGATAATAAGAGAGACATGAAAAGATAAAAATTAATGTATAAAAAAACTTTTTCACAACACAACCCTTATGTAACTATTTTTTCTTACGTTTTACCTTCTTCACTTTTTGTTTTGCCTGCTTCTTTTTTACCACTTTCTTTTTCTTTTTTGGAGGTTTTATTTTTGAGCCTGCTTTGCGTGCTTCTGAAAGAGCAATTGCTATTGCTTGTTTCTTGTTTTTTACTTTCTTCTTGCTTTTACCAATAGGAAGCTCTCCAGCTTTAAATTCACGCATGACTGTAGCAATTTTCTTTTGTGCTTTTGTTTTTTTCTTGCGAGCCATAGTTTTTCCTTCAAAAAGGGGGGCCGAAGCCCCCACAATCAACGTCTAAATCGAAACTCTTCTGCGAACAAAACACGCTCAACGTTCTTTTTTCGCTTTCTTGTTTTTTTATCCTGCATTGAATCCGGGCTACCAAGCAGCCTGTTAGCTATTTTTTTTGCAGGTCCATTCGGACGCATCATTATAGGCATACTAGTATTTTTCTGGGAAAGATTTGTTTTTCTTTCCTTTGTTGTCTGCTTTGATTTGCATATCTATACCAGTGCGGCCGTCATTAAGATATGGAGTTTTGTCATAAGCTGTTTTTGGATAGAGCTTTACTACTTCTTTATCTGGCATGTTTGCATAATAGCCAAAGCCGGTGCCGATCATTTCACCGTCTCTTTTTTCCTGCATTCTTCTTGCGTCCATGCCTTCGTAGTAACCACGTTTTTTTGCCATCTCAGGCTCCTCTGTAGAAACTGCGGTCCACTCACCGTGAGTGCCACAAGGTTAATAATATACCTCTAACTACCAGGAGGCGGCTCTTGCTGCTCACCTGTATTTATCTGATTCATAAGCCCAGCGAGAGTGCCTCGTGAACTGGCAGGCCCGGGTACACTCTCTTGTATAGGCTCCTCAGCCCTTTTTTCCATTCTGTTTTCTTTTTCTCGAACAAAATCTGAAAGCTCAAGCAGCCTTGCTATTTGGTTAATTTCAACATCCTCAAGCTCATTCAGCGCTTTTGCAAGATTGAGTATTCCAGCATAGCGATCTTTTTGAGCTTCAGCACGCCTTTCTACAGCAAGCGCTTGGTTCTCTTGTACTCGACTCATTCGCTCTATGCCAAGACCACGGTCTGCCATTGCCCTTGAATGTGCCAGATCTGTACGAGCTTTCTTCTCTTCAACCATTGCCTGCATCTGCATGTTTTGTGCCTGTGCTTGTTGCTGAATTCGTTTTCCAACTGCTGCAACGAGATCTTTTTTATTTTGTACAGTCGAAGCTTCAAGAAGAGCATCGTCTGGTATAGGAATACCAAGCTCTCTCAGCTGAATAAGTTGTGCGAACTGCATCTGACGTTGTGTAGCAGTATTAAGACCTTCTTCAACAACAGCATCATACCGGCCAAATGCCTTGTTATAGAACTGTGGAGATGGATCTTTTTCCAAAATACGTGCGACTTTTCCAGGAGCAAAATTTGCTTGGATCAAATCAATCATGATATTGCCGAGTAGCTTTTGTGATCTATTAAGCTGATCAAAAAGCGTCTGCAACGTAGTAAGCCCTGCTCCTTGACGGAGCATCGCAAGCACACCTGCTTTATCATCGATCGCAGAGCCAAGAAGCTCTTCGTTAACACCAGATATTTCTTGAATCTCTCGACCAAGAATCTCTGAAAGTTGAATCATAGAAGGTGGAACCTGAGGAGGAATAATCTGCTCGACATCAGTCATATTTGCATTGTGCTTAATTGCAATGCCACGACCCTGTCCTGTCAAGAATGCGTCTTTTGGATTAACAAGCGCATTCTCCTTGTATTTTATGCCAGAGTTTACCTGTGATTCAAGAATGTCGAGTTCGATTACTTTGCGCCTGTTGTACAGAAATTGCGCATCTCTCAGCCCACGAACCATTCCTTGAATGCGGAGTGGATAGTAAGGAAGCTGTGGGTTATAATATCCTAAAACAGGAACAAATGGATATTTATCGATGCCAAGAGGGTTTGGCCCGTCATATAAAACTCTTCCTTGCACAACAATAGCAACTCGAACAGTTGGCACTTCTTGATCTACCACTGTTATCTGCGGGTAAAGACTCAGATATTCTCTCAGTGCATCTTCATCTTTTCCTCTCCATTCGAGCGATTCTCCTGTTTGTGAATCAATAAGCATGCGCTGAGTTCTATAGTCTCGATAGTAAAACTCGTCATAGGTGAGTAGTCGTGAACGAGCATATTGATAGCTCTCAGGCATAAACTCGAATTTACCATCTTTTGAATCTGTTGGCTGAAGAGCAAGAATTTCTTCTTTAGAATCCGGAAGAAGCGATATAGCCTGTCTTGGCGTTAAAAACGTTCGCTTCCAAAGACCATTACAGTCAGATAAATCTTGTTTTTTAAAGTATGGATCAATAATAAAACTGTTGTAATCACAGTTGTCTACACGAATATTGCCTGAAACAGGGTCTGTCCTGTAGTCCATCCAAACATGCAAAAGATTTAAACCAGTAACAAGAGCTCCGTGAAATGATTCTGAAATCGTTTCAAGAACACCATCATTACCGTTTGCCCACATCATAATTTTTGTAAATTGATCCGCTGTTTCGGCATCTCCATTGTCTATTGGAGTAACAATAGTAGACATACGATTTCTTCGTTGATGTCCACTTACCATATTTATAACACGACGAATCCTATTAAAATTGAACTGACGTCTTCGATTTGGAGAAATATTTCCATAAATATCGCTCCACAACGTTTGGTCTCCGGCCTCGAATCGAGTATCTGTATCTGCTTCACCCCAAAAAGCTTGGTTGATCGTTATACTTTCAGCATAAAAATCTTCCATTTTCTTTAGTATGCCGCGGTGCTCTTCACGGTAAGATTCTGGACCGATATTTGGAAAAAGTGACATCTACATTTCCCTTCGTTGCTCCGCTTTGTTTTTTTAGAAAAGCTCTCCCTGAGCTTCAGAACTACATTCTAAAAGGCAGCAACAACGAGAGCAAGATAATTTCCAAATACGGGAGCTCCGAAGAGCCCCCGTAGCAGTGTTTATATTACCTAGGATGCAATAAGAGTTTTACAACTTGTTCGCACCAGTCGAGAATCTCAAAAAACTCAGGGAACTCTTTGCGTGCGATCTTCATTACCGGTTTAACAATCTCATACAAGCCAAAAAGTAGCGTATGCAACGGACTTTTGGCAGATAGGCGAATGCCCCCCGGAAAAATGATATCTCTCTT